GTGGCGTTAGGATAGGAAAATAAAATGGCGAAACAACTAGTAAGAGATTACGTTTTTACACCAGGCAACGCAGGTGTCGGTACTATCAAAGTACCTTGTAGATATGATCTTGATAAACTTCTTTTGATCACGAATGTAACAGATAATGTTATCATTTATAACTTTGGTGATGCGTCATTTGCAGGAACTACAGCAGCATTTACAAAAGGATCTACTACAGACTTTCCTACTGCTGACACACTTCACAGTGGAACTACTACTATTACTTTAGCTGCAGATACATCTTCTATGAGTGCTTCAGACGTTCTACAAATCTTTGCAGAGCCTCAAGTAGAATATGGTCAGACCATGAGACCTTGGCAGTTTGGTACAGATGCAATCGAAAGAATGCGTGTATCAACACCCGAATCAATGATTGATGCTGACTTTGAATATGGATTACAGCCTACTAAGTGGGCAGGGTATGGTACGATTAAAGGATATCCATCTACGTATGATGAACCAGGGGTTGACCTTATAGTGAATACTATTACCACAGATTATCAAACTTCTAGTACTTCAAATAGTTTAATCACAATCGTATTCACTACAGCACACGATCTTGAAGTTGGAGATGTTATTAATGTATCAGGATTAGATGCAGGTACAGCAGGATTTTCACGTGCTGATGGTAGTTTCATTATTGACCAACAACCTAACAGTACAACAATCAAATATTTTGCTCGTGGTACTGTTGGAACATCAGGTGGGCAATCACTTAAAACAGAAGAGACTATTGGTAGAAAAGGTGGAGTATATGCAAACTCATCTATTCCTGTAGCATCAGCAACTTCTAATGGCGCTGATCCAAGTGTGATTACTCTTAACTTTACAAATCCTCACGGTTTAGTACCGGGGTGTCCTATTCATGCTTCGGTTGCCAATGGAACAAATAACGAAGAAGCAACAGGACCATTTGTTGTTAAATCAACTCCAACTCTCAATACTTTAACCTACACGGCTAGAGCAGGGGCTGCTGTCGGAAGCCCATCAAACGTTACGCTGTATGCAGTTTCTAACGCAACTATTCTACACAGACCTTCTGATGGTGGGGTTATTCTTTCAACTAAAACTCCAACATATGCTGCTGCTGTTATCAGACAATCAAAAAGATTTTTTAGATATCAATCAGGTAAGGGGTTTCTTTGGTCATCGGGTACACTGTTTGCGCCAAACTATGATATACAAAGTATTACTGCAGCAGGTACGACAGTAGGTTCCACTATAACAGTAAGAACAGATGATATTGATCATGGTCTTCAAGCAGGTGCAGATATTAATCTAGATGGAATTACAACTTCAGGGTATGAGGATGATTACACAGTTGCAAGTATTGTAGATGATTATACATTTACGGTTGCTGCAAAGTCTACTTTAGGAGATACTACAGCAGTATTGAATGAAGTGTGTAAAGTATACGTAAAAGGTTGGGTAGGTTCTGCTGTTCGTGCAGGTATGTTTGATGATCAAAACGGTATCTTCTTTGAATACGATGGTAATCAAATGTTCTGTGTTAAGAGATCGTCTACAGACAACATCTCAGGAACTATGACTGTTACTCAAAACAGTAACTCTATAACTGGCGCTAACAGTAGATTTAGTGAACAAGTTCGTGCGGGTTCTCGCATAACTATCAGAGGTATGACACACTTTGTTACGCAGGTTGTTAGTAACACATCCATGTTTATTACACCCGACTATAGAGGTGTGACGCAGGGTGGTGTAAGAGCACAGAAAATTACTGAAACTAGAATACCACAGTCTAAGTGGAACATGGATAAAGCTGATGGTAGTGGTGGTTCGGGCTATCATTGGGATTTCGGTAAGATGCAAATGATTGGTCTCGAATATTCATGGTATGGTGCAGGATTCATCCACTTCATGGTTAGAGGTGATGATGGTAGATGGTTATACATCCACAGGATGAAGAACAACAACGTCAATAACGAAGCTTATATGAGATCTGGTAACCTTCCTGTTAGATATTCTATTGAGAATGATTCGCCTATTACTTTCCTCACCAATACTATTGATAGTAATGCTACGACTATTCCGGGGGCTAACTTACAAGAGTTTGATGATGCGGGTATACTAATGATTGACAACGAAATCATTTCATATACAGGCAGAAGCGTAACAGATGGAGCGGGTAACTTTACAGGTTGTACAAGGGCGGCAACTTTAAGTCAATATCTCCAAGGTACTACAAATAATCTTACTGCAGGTGGAGCGATAGGACACAGTAGTAACACAGGTATTATTGAGATTTCCAACACTTGTTCTCCAACACTATCGCATTGGGGTTCTGCCCTAGTAATGGACGGTGGATTTGACTTTGATAGAGGTTATATCTTTAACTACTCAAACTCTCACAATACATCTGGTGATAAGATTGGTACAACTCCAATCACGTCATTCTGTTTGAGACTAGCTCCTTCAGTATCTAACTCTTCTGTAGGTCGATTGGGAGCAAAAGAACTTCTCAATAGATCACAACTTCTCCTACAACAATGTGCGGTTGGATTGTCACGTGGTTCATCTTCATCAGGTGAGGTGGTTGTTCAGGGTATTATCAATCCAAGAAACTTTCAAGATGCTAGTTGGAAATCATTGAATGCTGTTAATGATGGTGGACAACCATCCTTTGCTCAAGTTGCTGATCTTGATGATATTACTTGGACAACAGGAACATATGCATTACCAGGTGAGAGAATCTTCTCATTTGTGTGTAATGCATCTAGAGCTGATGCTTTGACAACTGTTCTTGAACTAGGTGGTCTAAAAGAATTGTCAGGTGCTCCATTGGGTGGCGACTACAAATATCCAGATGGTCCAGATGTTTTGGCTATCAATGCTTTTGTTAAATCAGGTGATGTGAAAGGAACGATTCAGTTAAGGTGGGGCGAAGCCCAAGCATAACCATAAGAAAGTGTAAAGATGGTACAAAAACTTAGTGATTTTTTAGGCACTTCATTTAGTGAAAATCCTGTAGACTCTTCAGGGATCGTGTCTATTATTGGCACAACAACAATATTACTAGATTCAGGTACTAGTGGCAACTATGTTAAAACGTTAACAGGTGCAGCAGGATTAGACGTAACCTCTCCTGCACACGCACTTGATGCGACTATTTCCATCGATAGTGATCACATTGCGACAAGAACTGGCACACAAACTCTTACAAACAAAACTATTAACTTAAGTAACAATAGTCTAGTAACTACACTATCGCAACTTGGTGCTGCAGTTAGTGGTGACACAGTTATTGGCGCACAGGCAACACAAACTTTAGCAAATAAGACATTAACTAGTCCTACGATAAACGGTGCAGATATCAATGGTCCTTTGTCTATCAACGATATTACTACCTTTGGTCTTAGGGATGTTACTACTACAGATTACGAAACTCTTATCGTATCTGATAACGCAAGCCCTGCACTAACAGCAGATAGAACTCTTACGCTTGATATTAATAATGCCAATAGGACCATTAGTCTTGCAGGAGATCTGACATTAGCAGGTAATCTAATCACAAGTGGTGGGCATGCTGTTACGCTAACGACTACAGGAGCAACTGGTGTAACATTACCAACATCAGGAACACTTGTCTCTAGGGCATCTGCACTTGGAACCACAGGAACATTTGGATCTGCTTCTTTGGTTCCAATAATAACTGTGAACTCTCAAGGGTTGGTTGATAGTATAGGTACAGTTTCTGTAGCAGGTGTTAGCTCAACATCATTCGATTCTGCTGCAGGTGCATTAACAATCAACACTGCTGATGGTGGTTCTTTTGTACAGCCTGTCTATACACAAGAATTGACAAGGACTGCAGTGAGTGGTAGCACAGGCATCAGCTACAATAATAGTACTGGCGCTATATCAACCAATGATGGTGCGATTGTTCATGACAACTTGTCAGGTTTCGTGGGCAACGAACATATTGACCATACTAGTGTAACATTAACAGCAGGTATTGGTTTAGCGGGTGGGGGTACTATTGCCGCAAGCAGAACTTTTAGTATAGACTCAAGTGAACTGCATGCATACTTTGGGGGTGCAGGTAAAGGTATGGACGCAGACTTACTTGATGGGCAGCATGGTTCACACTACCGTATTGATGTTTACGATGCGTCTGGAACTCTTTTGAACTAATATAAATACTGTTAAAATAGGAACAAAACATGGCTAACCCTAGTTCAAGACAAGGCTTAATAGATTACTGCTTACGCAGACTAGGTGATCCTGTCATCGAAATCAATGTGGATGAAGATCAGATAGAAGATCGTGTAGATGAGGCTCTACAGTATTTCAGGGAGTTTCATTCAGAAGCCACGTATAGAGGATATATTCAACACCTCTTGACTGCAGATGATATTACTAACAAGTATGTTTCGATATCCTCTGATGTTCAACAGGTCACCAAACTATTTAAGTTAGAGCAAGGTTTGTTCTCACGTAATATGTTTAGTGTCAAATACCAAATGCATATGAACGATATAGCCAACATGGGTTCTTATGTTGGAGATCTTGCATACTATGAGCAAGTACAACAATATCTTTCTCTACTTGATATGAGATTAAATGGCACTCCACAGGTAGAGTATGTAAGGAAACAAAATCGCTTATACATTCACGGTAACTTTGATGATGGTGATATCAAAGAAGGAGAATATATTGTAGCAGAAGTCTATAGTATTATTGATGGTGCTACTCACACAGCAGTGTGGAATGACTTGTGGTTAAAGGAATATACTACAGCACTTATCAAACATCAGTGGGGTGCAAACCTTATCAAGTTTGAAGGAATGCAAATGCCTGGAGGGGTTACAATAAACGGTAGACAAATCTATGAAGATGCGTTACAAGATATCGAAAGATTAAGAGAGAGAATCCGTTTGGAACATGAACTTCCTGCAGATTTCTTTGTAGGCTAACATGGCAACTAATCTATACTTCAGTCAAAAAGTACACTCAGAACAGAACCTCTATGAAGATATTGTCATAGAGTCCTTAAAGATGTTTGGTCAAGATGTGTACTATCTTCCAAGAGATATTGTAAATGAAGATAGGATTTTTGGAGACGATGTTCCTTCAAGGTTTAACTCATCTTACAAAGTGGAAATGTATATTGAGAATACAGAAGGGTTTGATGGTGAAGGAGATCTGTTCACAAAGTTTGGCGTAGAGATCAGGGATCAAGCAACGTTTGTTGTGGCAAGACGTAGATGGACAACAACCATAAATCGTTTTGATAATGAGATTAATAGCACTAGACCTAGAGAAGGTGATCTAGTATACTTACCATTGTCTAACTCTATGTTTCAGATCATGGCAGTAGAGCACGAACAACCATTTTATCAGCTAAGTAACTTAGCAACATATAAACTTAGATGTGAGAAGTTTGAGTACAGTGATGAAGATTTTGATACGAATATTGATGCTATTGATGGCATTGAACGGTCTTATGCATATGAGTACTTACTTACCCTTGACAGCGCAGGGGGTGGCTTCACAGTAGGGGAAACTGTAAATCAGACACTATCCTCAGGAGTTATCATGTCAGGGGAAGTTGCTGCATTCTCAGACTCAGACAATGTTCTTAAGCTCATTCATATCGGTGCAAATGATGGAAACTATCATGAGTTTGTTGCCAGTAGATTTGTTGTCGGTACAACTTCTCTAGACTTGGCAGGAACACTGGCTAGTGCAACAGTTTCTGCAGTGGCAGAAGACAATCAGATTAGTCAGAACGAACAGAACACAGACTTTAGTACAATCGGTGCAGACTTCTTAGACTTCTCTGAGAACAACCCATTTGGTGATCCGGAGAATAACTGATGAGTGATATGTTTGATTTTGGATTTACAGCCGTTGATGAAGATGAACTAGAGGCAGTACAGAAAGTATCTGCCACAGCATCGTCTGCAGAAGAGCGGCTAAATAACTTATACAATGCCATTGTACCTCTCCTTAATAATCTTAAGGCAAATCCAGAAAAGGATTACATCCTTTGGCCTAATAGATTATCCAAGGTGGAACAGTTTGAAGATCATCTTCAGAATATATGTAAAGGTTAACTATGTTTGGAACGCATTTCTATCATCAAAGGATAAGAAAAAGTGTAGCTGTATTCGGCACACTGTTCAATAACCTTTATGTGCTACGTAAGAATAGCTCAAATCAAGTAACAAGTCAAGTAAAAGTTCCATTATCATATGGTCCACAGAGAAAGTTTCTTGAACGTATTAGGGAAAATCCTGATCTTGATACTAGCACTAAGGTTGCTATCAAGCTTCCTAGAATGTCTTTCGAGATTATTAGCATTCAATACGATGCTCAGAGACAACTTCAGAAGATGAACAACTTTACCCAAGCAGGTAGTACATCTAATCTAAGAAACAAGTTCTATAGTTTTGTTCCATACAATATTGGATTTCAGTTAAGCATTTATGCAAAAACTCAAGACGATGCTTTGCAGATTGTGGAACAGATCTTACCAACATTTAATCCTCAGTATAGTTTAACAATTAAACCTTTTGCTGACTATCCAAATATCACTGAAGACACTCCAATAACTTTAACAAGTGTGGATTTTAATGATGATTACGAGGGAACATTAGAAGCACGTAGAACTATTATATACACACTCACATTTGATATGAGAGTAAACTTCTATGGTGGGATCGATGAGGTTGGCATCATTAGAACTTCTATAAATAATGTGAATGAGATAGGTGGTGGGTTAGCAGATTCAGATGTTCAGATTGGAAAAATATCTGTGACAACAAACCCTGCTTTGGCATCTGCAGATAGCGATTATGGATTTAATGAAACTTTTGATTTTGAGGCTCCGTTTTGATAGATGACAGAAGAAACTAAAAATGTAGACAACGACTTTGAGTTTGCTAGGAAAACTTATTACGACTTGTTGGTTAAGGGTTCTGAAGCACTTGAAGAGATGATGGAAGTGGCACGTGCTACTGAACATCCACGTGCATTTGAAGTTCTGTCAGGCATGATGAAAAACATGGCAGATGTTAACGGCAATCTTTTAGATCTTCATAAGAAGAAAAAAGAATACCATAAAGAAGAAGCTCCAAAGGAACTTCCACAAAATACAACAAACAATCTATTTGTAGGCTCTACAAGTGATTTGCAGAGAATGCTTTTGTCGGAAGACAGTGATGATGAACAAGGTAACGTGGTAGATATAAGTGACTATACCTCAGATAAATGAAACCTATATGGGTAACCCTAACGTTAAACGTGATGGGGTTCAGCAACAATATACTAAGAAAGAGTTTCAAGAATACGCAAGGTGTATGAAAGATCCTAGCTATTTTGCTAAGAACTATTGTAAGATTATACACCTTGATAGAGGTCTTGTCAACTTCGAACTTTACCCCTATCAGCAAAAGATGTTTGACCATTTTATGAAAAATAGGTTTAGCATCGTGCTTGCTTGTAGACAGTCGGGGAAATCTATTTCTTCGGTTGCATATCTTCTTTGGTATGCACTGTTTAGTCCTGAAAAAACTATTGCAATCCTAGCAAACAAAGGCGCTACTGCACAGGAGATGTTGGGTCGTATTCATTTGATGTTAGAGAACCTGCCATTCTTTTTACAACCGGGATGTAAAGCTCTTAACAAAAGAAGTATTGAGTTTAGTAATAACAGTCGTATTGTTTCTGCTGCTACATCAGGTTCTTCTATTCGTGGTATGTCAGTAAACCTTCTGTACTTGGATGAGTTTGCATTTGTTGAGAAAGCGGCTGACTTCTATACTTCAACCTATCCTGTTGTATCCTCTGGTAAGGATACTCAAATTATTATCACCTCTACAGCAAATGGTATCGGTAACATGTATCATAAGTTGTGGGAAGGCGCAATGCAAAAGGTGAATGAGTTCATACCTTTCAGAGTTGATTGGTGGGATGTCCCCGGTCGTGACGATGAATGGAAAGCAAAGACTATATCAAACACTTCACAACTACAGTTCGATCAGGAGTTTGGTAACACTTTCTTTGGCACAGGAGATACTCTCATTGCGGCGCATGTTCTTTTGGAACAACAGGCAATCCCTCATGTGGAAGTATTAGAGGGGGGAGATCTTCTTGTATATGAACCGCCAAATAAAAAAACTAACTATGTAATGACAGTAGATGTTTCGAAGGGTAGAGGACAGGACTACTCTACATTTAATGTGATCGATATTAGCCAAAGACCTTTTAAACAGGTTGCTGTTTATCGCAATAATACTATCTCTCCATTACTCTACCCTAACATTATATATAAGTACGCAACTTTATACAATGAAGCATATGTTATCATTGAATCAAATGATCAGGGAACACTAGTCACTAACGGTCTATATCAAGACTTAGAGTACGAAAACCTTCATATGGAGTCTGCTATTAAAGCGGATCGTATTGGTGTTGAGATGAATAGAAAGGTAAAGCGTATTGGTTGTTCTGCTATAAAGGACATTATAGAAAACGGTAAGTTGAATATAGTTGATCCTCAAACAATCACAGAAATGTCTACCTTTGTTGCAAAGGGAGTTTCTTTCGAAGCATCAGAGGGAAATCATGATGATTTGATGATGAACCTTGTGATGTTCGGATACTTTGCTGTTGGTAATAACTTTGAAGAACTTACTGACGTTAATCTAAAAGAAATGATGTTCGAGCAACGTATGAAAGAAATCGAAAATGACATAACTCCATTTGGATTTATAGAAGATCATAGTGAAGAAGACAAGTTTGATGAAGCTGTTCTTGAAGGTGATAAGATGAAGGGATGGAAAGTTGACAAAGATTGGCAATGGAACATCGAGTTTTAATTTATTATAAATACAAGTGATTGAAAATAACCGTATAATGAAAACATATAATTCGATTACTGGAAAAGGAAACAGTCATGGCAATATTTGCTCCATCAGAATCCCCAGCGATTGTCGTTAAGGAAGTTGATCTTACAGGCGGTGTGCCTAACGTACAGACAACTACTGGCGCATTTGCGGGGAAATTTCGTTGGGGGCCAATCGAAGAGGCAGTACTAATAGACAATGAAGCAAGTCTTGCCGCTACCTTCGGTGCTCCTGATGATGCACATACCGTAGATTTTCACACTGCGGCAGGTTTTTTAAAATTCTCAAATGCTTTACAAGTAGTTCGTGTAGCACACACAGACGCACTGAATGCTGCTGATTCAGATGCCACACATCTGATCAAAAACGACACAGCATTTGACAACAAGACAGGTCTTGGCGGCACATTTTATGCAAGAAATGCAGGTGCTCTTGGCAACTCACTTCAAGTTGTTTGGTCCGATGCTGACAACTGGTCATCTTGGGCTGCTGCGTACAAAGCACAGTTTGACGCAACTCCTGCAGGAAATGAGCGTCACCTTCTTGTTCTTGATGAAGATGGCACAATCACAGGAGCAGCAGGAACTGTTCTAGAAAGATATCCATTCGTATCAAATGCTACAGATGCTATCAAAGCAGACGGTACTTCTAACTACATGAAGAATGTCATCAACAGACAATCTGAGTGGGTATATGCTACTACACACGTAGATAGCACAGGTTCAATGTCTTTGGCAAGTGGATCTGATGGTACTGCAGCACCAACTTCTGCATATCTAGCAGGATTTAATCAGTTTGAAGATAAAGACACTATCGAAGTGGACTTCTTGATTGCACCAGGACAAACGGCTGCAGGAGATCAGGATACATTGGTTGACGATCTTATCGTAACAGCAGATACAACTCGTAAGGATTGTGTTGTTGTAACATCACCTGCATCAGCCTCAGTCGTAGGCAATGCAGATCCAGTAACCGCAACCGTTACAGACGTAGGCGCATATACATACAGTTCATATGCCTTTGTCGATAATAACTGGTTGAAAGTATACGACAAATATAACGACAAGTACATCCATACACCTGCAGCAGGTCAAACAGCAGGTATCATGGCAGCTTCAGATGCAAACTCTGCACCATGGTTCTCACCTGCAGGTTCTCGTAGAGGTCAGTACTTGGGCGTAACAAGCCTAGCTTATACTCCAACTAAATCGCAAAGAGACACACTATATAAAGCAGGTATCAACCCGATTGCTAACTTACCGGGCCAAGGTATCTTATTGTATGGTGACAAAACACACATGAACAGACCATCAGCATTTGATCGTATCAATGTTCGTAGGTTGTTTAACGTTGTCGAAAGAGCGATTGCACTAGCAGCAAGAAACACTTTGTTCGAACTCAACGATGAGTTCACAAGAGCGGAGTTCGTTAACATCGTAGAACCATTCCTGAGAGAAATCAAAGGACGTAGAGGTATTACAGACTTTAGGGTTGTATGCGATGAAACAAACAATACTGCTGCAGTAATAGATAGAAACGAGTTTATTGCGAACATCTTCATCAAGCCAGCACGTTCTATCAACTACATCACTCTTAACTTTGTAGCTGTAAGATCTGGCGTTGACTTTGAAGAAGTCGCCGGACTATCGGTATAAAGGGGAGATAGAAAATGGCAGTACTAGGCGTAGATGATTTTAAAGCCAAGTTACGTGGCGGTGGAGCGAGACCAAATCTCTTCAAAGCTACGATTAACTTTCCGGGCTATGCAAACGGAGATGTAGAACTTACATCTTTCTTGTGTGAAGCAGCACAACTTCCTGCTTCCACTATGGGTACAATCATTGTACCATTTCGTGGTAGACAGTTAAAGATGGCAGGAGACCGTACATTCGAAACGTGGTCACCTACTATCATTAATGATACTGACTTTAATGTTCGTAACGCTATGGAACGTTGGATGAACGGTATGAATGCACATAGTGCAAATACTGGTCTAACAAACCCTGTAGATTACGAAGCAGACCTTGTTGTCGATCAACTCGACAAAGACGGGTCT